TCAGTACTGCGAGCCGCTGTAGCCACCGAAGTGATAGTTCACGCCGATGCGAACGGTATTGAACCTTTCGTTCTGGCGACGGACCGCGGTCACTCCTTCAACTTCGCCAGCACGGTCCGTTGTGACCAGCGCCGTTGCTGTCTGGGTTACACTGCCGAGGTCGATATACTGATACTCGCCTTTAAGAGACCAGTTGGGAGCAAACATCCATTCGATACCGGCACCGGCAACCCACCCCCACTGGTTATTCGAGGTAGAGTTCAGAGCGGTGACGGCGCAGCTGGCGAAACCGCAGTCCGTAGTATCGTTGAACGAGACAAGGAGATTGTTCTTGACGCCACCGAAGGCGAGACCGCCCGTTCCGTAAAACAGGACGGGGCCCGAAGTGACGCCGACACGGCCGCGCAAGGTTCCAAACCAATTGAGCCGTGAATCAGCGGTGAAGCTGCTAACATCGCCAGGTTCGCCAACCTCGCCGACAGATAATGTGCCGGAATTACCGCGAAGGCTGGCACCTTGAATGTCAGCTTCAACGCCGAGGAGCCAACCGTAACCGGCCGCGCCAGCGCCCGGCCACGCCCAGTTATAGCCGATCTGGCCGCCGCCGAAGCCTCCGTTGGTGTTTTGGTTGTTGAGGTTATTGCCTAAGAAGAGAAGCGGGGTCGCGGCTGCACCAGTCTCGAGTGTCGACGCGGCAAAACTGTTGTTGTTCCCGGTGGAGCCGACCCAACCGCCGTTGAGACCGATGTAGAAGCCGCACCAGATGCAGGGTGGCGGCGGCGGAGCCGGTGGCGCTTTCGTGTAGGTGCGGGGCGCAAGGTCGGCCGCAGAGGCAGCGCTGACGAGCAGAATGGATAAGGCAGTGGTTACTAACGCGACTTTCTTCACGGGATGTCCCCCTTTGACTATGAACCCACCCCAGCCCTTAGCCTGTGCGCAACATACCCCAGCACCGCGCAAATGGCCGTTACCCTTGAGCAACAGTCGGCTACAATCATGCCGTGCATCCGAAAATCTTCGCGTCATGCTGGTATGCCACGCAGCCCATCCTGCCCAAGGGTACCTAAAGCATTTGGGGGCAAGATTGGGGGGCAAGGCCCGGAAAAAGCTCCCCCTAACCAATTGAATTCATGAATGTATGGAGCCAGCTCCGGGAGCCAGCTTCCTTCCCAAATATTGCCTGCGACCTCTGTGGGGCCTCCAAATGGCCCGAAGTTCCAGCTTCGTCAGCCATGCGCGGATTCCAGTGGTTTCGAATCGAAATGAAGCCAATCGTAAGCCGCAACAGGCCCTCGCAAGACCTCATTGCTGCTGTCGCCAGCCGCGCCATGCCGATCGCCGCGCTACCGGGAATTAATTTCGCCAGATGTGATTTCTCTCACATTAGCCCTTCGGGTCGCCGGCTAAGTTTCGTAGCCGGGACTCATTAACCATCATTGCCGCGCGGACCGGATAGCTAAAATTCGAGCCATCCGTTCAATGCGAAAACAAGGCCGCTTTGCGACCTTCCGCTGCAAGAAGCGGGAGCGCGCCATGAGTGAAGTTGAGTTCGAACAGTTGCTGGACGCCGTGCAGACGGCGATTGCGCCTGATTCCGAGGAGGGGTTCATGACCCAACCATTGCCGCTTCGCCAGCCGGCGCGTGCCGCCAACGACAATGACCGCCGTCCGTGGCCGCCGCTACCGTTTCCCGACGGATGGTACGCCGCCTGCTAGGATTGCCGCGGCTTCTGATGTAATCGGGCTAAGCCCTTGATTATATGGATGGAGGCCACGACCAGAATTGAACTGGTGTAAACGGTTTTGCAGACCGCTGCGTAACCACTCCGCCACGTGGCCCCATCGGGCGGAATGCATATATAAAGTCAAAGGCTTGGGCAACCACCCTCGCCCCGACTGTCACAAATTTCCGAAACTCAAATTCCGCTGCATTTCCGAAACTCGCGTGCCCGGTCTGTTCGCGGTAGCCTCTGGCCATGGCCGAAGGCGACCCCGTCCGCATCATCCCCCATAGCGTCATCCCCGACGCCGGCAGCTTCGAAGTCCGCTGGCCGGGCGGGCAGAAGTATTTCTATTGGGACGACAACCCCGGCCGGCGGCTGACGCCGGACAAGCTGACGCGGGCCCAGGCGCTGGAACAGGCCATAACGCTGGCGCGGTGGAAGCGGGGCGAGATCGAGCACAGGTGCACGCTATGCGATGACACGGGCTGGGTCTGCGAGGAGCACCAGGATCAGCCATGGGAAGGCCCGCATGCCTGTTCCTGTGGAGCGGCCGGCGCGCCCTGCCCGCATTGCAACCGGCCGGACGATAGCGAGCCGCCACGGCTTCCGAGGGGTTTTGAACCCGATGAAGGATAAGGGCTGGTCCCGCCGATTCGACGACCCGATCGCGCTTTCCGACGGGCGCGAACTGGCGACGCTGCGCGATGCGGGTGACTACGTCACGGGCCTACCGCCGGAGATCGCGGCCCAGCAGCACTGGCAGACGGCCACTCGCGAACTGCTGATGGCGGCCGAGCGCGGCGGACTGGTGCTGCTCGCGGAATGGGCGATGCGGCAGGCCCTGCACCATGGGCGGGAGGAGCCGGAAAAGCCGCCAAGGAAGAAGGCGGTCAAGCGCTACCGGGTGGTGCGGTGAGTTCGCGCGGCCCACATGGCCGTAAACACCGTTTCAGCAATGTCCCGAGCGACATCGGCTCCGCAAATGCCGATTTCCTCAGCCAGCATACGCTCTCCAGCGGCGAGCATGGATTCAGTCATTTCGGACGCGCCACCTAAGCTGTGCTCGCGGCGTGTTTCAAATGCCGCGGCGACCAAAAGCGCTTCCTCGCGGGAAACCGGCGCGTCCTGCCCCCAGCGGCGGCTGAAGTGCTCACAAATCACGTCAGCCAGCATCTCTACGTCAGTATCGGGCGCGATCATCGTCCTACCACACGTTCGTGGAGTACCAGCGTTAGAGAGATGTCGCTCGGGACCGGCTTTCTTGCCCTGCCGATTCGGATAAACCCGAATGGTAGATGAAATTCGAAGTTGGGAATTCCGGCACAAACGTGAATGCCAAGCGAAAAGCAGTCCCAGCCAACGAACCAAAAGTACGCGACCCACTTTTTTCCATCAAGGCCATACAAGCGCTTCACGTCATTCCCTCCCTGCTCAATTCCCGCCAATGCCATATCCACCGCTGCACATGTGCTCCGGCTCTTTCAGGTGCGCGGCAATCTCTGCCGTGTTGAACTTCCTCGCCCAGAGGCGCAGCGCGATGCTGTACTTGCGGAATAGCTCGCGCTCGATGTCGTCGCTGCGGGTGAGATCAACCATTCTTCCACGCTCCGGTGACGCGCTGGAGCCGCCCCGTCGCGCCGGCAGGATTGAGAATGACGCCGCCGGTTTTTCGGTCGATGCCGATCGTATCGATCCGACAAGTGACATTCGCCACGGCGACAGCAACGATGATGTCCCGATCAACGCGCGGCAAGCTTTCCGTATGCGCCACGACGACCGCTAGAAGGGCCTCAGTCAGATTATCGACGTCCTCCCGATATGCCTCGACCTCAATGCCGGCCACGACTACCCCTCCTCTTGTCGATCACGTTCTCGATCAGCCAGAAGGCCAGAAGGATCGCGATCACAACGATGATCGTCGCGACCCACTTCCCCGGATTGCTCGACAGCCAGGTCAGGGCTTCGGTCATGGCGCAGGCAACGGGTCGAGCGGCTGCCAATGTGTCGGATTGAATGGACGCTCCGGCGCGCGCTCGTTGACGCTGGTATAGAAGCCGGGATCCTCCGGATCATCGAACCAGTGAACCACGGTCGGAGGACTCGTTTGAATTGTAACTCGGATGCCGATCGGGATGCGGCAGGCAAGGATGTGGGTGCCGTCCTTTGGAGCGGTTTCGATCGGTCGCCAACGATCTTTCATCGGATCACCTCCACCGTGACGGGCGCAACGCCCCTGCTCTCAATGCCAAGCTGGCGTGCGCCGGCAACGGACAGATCGACGATCCGTCCTGCCTTGAACGGCCCTCGATCGCGCACCACGCAGACGACGCTGCGGCCGGTCGCGCGATCGGTGACGCGCAGCTTCGTCCCGAACCGATGTTCCTTGTGCGCGCAGCTGTCGGACCACTGGTTGAAAATCTGGCCGTTCGCCATCTTCAGGCCGTGGTGCTTGCCGCCGTAGAACGAGGCGATGCCGGTCTCGGCAAGGCAGGGCGATGCGAGCGCGCAGAAGCACGCCGCGAGAAGAACGCGGAAGATCATATGATGCTCTCGGTAGGAAGGAGGGCGCTACCGCGCCTTGGGCGCGGGAGCCGGCTCTCTACGCAGGATCGACTTGATCTCGCTGATGCCGTCCTGCACGGCTTCCAGTCTGGTTTCGACCTTCGTGAGACGATCAGCCTGGGGCGCCGCGCTCTCGACCTTGCGCTCGAGCGCGTTGAGCCGCTCCGCAGCTGTCGCGCCCCACCACACGATTCCGCCGGTCTGCATCAGCAGCGCAAGGATGATCGCAACCGGCACTTTTCGGTCCAGATGCCAGGATGAATCGCTGGTATCGATCACGGTCGGCGGCTTCCTGCTTCGCGTCATGACACAGCCTTTCCGCGCGTCTGGCACACGCGGACCTGGTCGCGCAGCTGCTTGTAATCCCCGATGAAGAGGCGGAGGGCCGAGCCCTTTGGTAGCGCGTCGTATTCAGCGAGCGCGCGCGCCTGCGTGTCGGCGTCGTACTGGTTGATCCGCGGGCAGACGATCTTGACGACGACGTCAGAACTTCCCGGTTCGCAGGCTGTCAGCAACAGCATCATCGGAAGGGCGAGCAACGTCTTCCATCGCATTGGTGATCTCCACCGTTTCCGAATTGACCTTGGCTGTGACTTCGTCGCGGCCCGCCTGCCGGTCTTCCGCGCGCTGCTTCCAGCCGAGCAGATCGCGCAGAAAACCGAAGAACGCCGCGACCGCTTTTGCGATCGACAGCATCACTGGACCGGAGGCTGTTCTTTGACGAGGCCGGAGAAGCCGTCACGGATGGCGTTGATGGTCAGCTTCAGGCCGGCGAAGAACGCAGTGAGCTTGGCAGCGAAGGCCGCCGAGACGCCGAAGGCCGCGAGGACAGACCAGTCGAAGCCCGCCGCAACGCCGCTGACCAAGATCAGGATGTTGAGGATGTTGTGAATCATGTTGGTGTTCACTTCAGTTCTCCATGGAAAGAGCGCGATGCCGTCGCGCGGCGGATTTACGAAGACAGGATCGCGAAGATCGCGACGCTGGCGCCGGCTGCGACGCAGTTGACGCCAGCTATCATCTCGAGGATCACGAAGAGGAACGACCCGTTCTCATAGCTCGTGCGTCCCGATCGGCGCAGCGCATGCACGATCAGCAAGATGCCGCAGATGATGAGGGTGACCGCGAGCCTGGCGGATGTGATAGTCACGCTTCGCTGCCCGCCTTCACCGCGTTGCCGGTCGCGCCGTACTTGCGGCCGGCCTTGGGCACATCGAAACCTACCGGCCAGCGGATCGCCTCGATTTTGCGCGACTTCGGAATTTTGGTGACGTTGATTTCGTCGTTCTGGTTGCCGCCACGGCAATAATAATAGTTGTCGTCCTCGCTCTCATAGAGCGTGACGTGGCCGCCTCCGGTGCGCTTGTAGACCAGCACGGCTCCCGGCGTCGGCGCCTTCAAGGCAACACCAAAGTCCGCCCAGGCGAGCGCCGAGAGGCAGTATTTCGGCGGCTTGATGCCGTTGATGGCGAACGAATACCCCATGTCGAGGCCGCACCAGGGGATCGAGTCGTGATTGTACCAGCCGACCGTGCCCTGCAGATCCGGATAGCGCCGGCAGATCTCCGCGGCCATGCCGACGATGAATGGATTGTCACGATCGCCCGGCGCTTCCTTCGTGCCCGTGAGAGCCCGCATGGTGGCGAGCCACGGCGCGACCTTCAGGACCGATGCCGGCGGCGCGATCTTGTCGAGGGCCGCCGCGTCCTTCTGGTCGACCACACCGTCTACCGGCAGGCCGTGGCTTGCCTCGAAGGCCTTCACCGCAACGAGCGTGACCGGGCCGAATTCGCCGTCGGCCTGAATATCCCGCCCGTCATTGCGAAGGGCCATCTGGATGGCCGTCACCACCGGCCCGATCGCGCCCAGGCGAACGGGACCGCCGGCCACAAGGGCTGCGATCGTCATTTCGATTTTCCTTTTAAGTGTGAGTAGAAAGGCGAGGCGACAGAATGTCGCGCCGCTCGGGGTGGTTGTGGGTGCTAGCCTGTCCCGGTAATGAATTTCCGGATTTTGCTTTTGCTATTGATCTGCGCTTTTGCAGTTGCGGCGGTCAGTGCCGGCCTTCAGGCAATTGCACCTGCGGGATACTGGGGCGCCACCTCCTATTTGCCACCGCAGAGGTAGGCCCCAATGTCCGAAGCGCCCATCATCATCGTCATGATCGCCGCCCTGATCGCGCTACCGGCCGCTCTCTTGTTCTTCGGGATCAGAGCACCCCGTAAACGTTGACGACGGCCGCGGTGCGCGCCCCTTGGAGAGACCTATGGCGGAAGCATCGATGAACGAGGTCGCACACCTGGGATTGGCCTTGGGTGTGCTCATGCTTTCCGCGTTGATCGGCTTCGTTTTCATTATGAGGCGCCACCGCTAGTGTTCGTAGATGATGATCTGCCCGCCCGCACCGGTCCCGCCCGCGCCACCACCGGTGCCACTGGCGCCAGACGCAGTTCCAGCTACCGCGTAGGTGTAGGTAGCAGCCGGGTTGTTGACGATGACGTGACAGGTGGCGCCTGCGCCGCCACCCGAGCCCGAGGCTGACGTCGTGGCGTTGATTCCACCTCCGCCGCCTCCGGAGCCGCTGTTCGCGGCGGCTGTGCCGCCCGGGTTCGCGCCGCCGTTCGCACTGCCGCCACCTGCCCCGCCTAGGGAGGAGCTGCCGCCGCTACCGCCTACATAGTTCAAGATACTTCCTGTGGCGAAGCCACCGGTGCCAGACCCCCCTGCGACGCTCCAATCGCAAGTACCGCTACCTGAAACGGCTCCCCCGGCAGGAGCAGCACCGGCGGCAGCGCCGCCGCCTCCTACGCCTGCACCACCCCCGCCGGCCTGATAGACCGGCGAGGTGCAGGCTGCTGTGGGGGCGTTATTCCAGCAAGTGTTGCCGCCGGCGGTCGCGGCGGTCGAGTTGCCGCCGCCGCCACCGCCGCCACCGCCGCCAACCATGTGGATTTCGATCCACTTGACGCCAGCCGGCGTCGTGTAGGTACCGCTTTGCCCCGCAGTAAATCTCTGCACGCTAACAGAGCGCTGCGAGCACGTGCCCGACGTGGTGATAGTGCCGCCCGACAAGCCAGCGCCGCAGATCACGCTGGTCACCGTACCGCTGCCGCCGCCGGTCGTTGCAGGCGAAGCCATGCGCCAGCGCGACGCTGCTCCATCATAGAGCAGCGTGATACCCGCGCTTGCCACCAGCGCGATGTCGCCGCCGGTGTTGAAGCGGTTGGCTGCGCTGGAGGAAGCGTTCTGTTCCTTCAGCGTGATCGTGAAGGCGCCATTGTTGACCAGCCGCATTTCGCAGCCGGCCACGCCTCCGGCAAGCCCGGTGATGTCGCGCGCGGCATCGGAGTTGAGCAGAAGCGTGGTCGAGGTCGCGCAATTGACCGATGACGGATTATAGTCGTTCTGGTTCGCCGTGATCTGAGGCGGCGCGGTCTGGGTCGAGAACCTGATCGCGCCCTGGACGTCGGCCAGGCCCGTCACCGCGGGCGCCGAGATGGTCGGTGACGTGCCGAACACAGCAGAGCCCGTGCCGGTTTCATCCGTCAGGGCCGAACGAAGGTTTGCGCTCGACGGCGCGGCGAGCCAGCTGGCAATGCCGCTGGCGAGCCCGGATACGCCGGTCGCGATCGGCAGGCCTGTCGTATTGGTCAGCACGCCCGCGGAGGGCGTGCCGAGATTCGGCGTGGTCAGTGTAGGGTTTTGGATCGTGAGCGGGCCCGCGGTTGCGGCGATCGACAGGCCGCCTGTCAGACCAGCGCCGCTATAAAGAGAGGCGCTGGGCGATGCTCCGCCAACTACACTAAGATTGAAGAACGTATTTGCTCCAGAGGTAAGCATCGCCTGCAAAACGGCTTGCGTGCCGGCATTGGACACCACACCGGCGTTTCCGACCGTCCAGACGTTAAAAAACCCGGTATTGGTAGATGATGCCGTAATCGCATTATTGGCACCCGATCCGAAAACAACGGAGGGCGTCGTAATCGTGGGCGAAGTTCCGAAGACTACTGGCCCCGTGCCGGTTTCATCCGTCAGGACAGCGGCAAGATTCGCGCTCGATGGCGTTGCCATCCATGCGGCGATCGTTGCGCCAAGAAGGCTTGTGCGCGCGGCTGCCGCCGTCGAAGCGGCCGTGCCACCTTTGGCGATCGACAGCGGCGAGGACCCCTGATTGACCTGCGCGCCAGCGAGCGACGGAACGAGCAAGACCGCCAGCGCAAGCGCGCCGGCTTTGAGGCATAGCTTCATTGTAGAGTTTCCCGTGTGGAGATCAGAACCAGCCGGAGCCGTCGGCTTTAGGTGTCAGGATCAGGCTTCCGCCGTTGCCGTCGATCTTGGGCTGGAAGTCGACCGTCCCGTAAACCTTCTGCCCGGCGACGGGCACGATCGTGATGTTGTTCGTCCCGGCATCGCCCTTGCCATCCACGATCATGACCGGCGTCGTTCGCACCGCTGCAGAAGGAAGATTCACCGTCGTCGCAGCCCCGACGCTCTTATTGATGACGACGATATCGGCATCGGCAGCATCGATCGTCACTGCACCCGCCGCCGTCACCTCGCGCTGGGTCCGCTGCGATATGCTGTCGGATTCCGCGTTGAGTCCGATCGGAACATAGCGCAGGGTCTGTTCATCCCCGCCGTCGGTATAGACCTTGATCTGGTAGGAGCCTCCGACAACATGGAAAGCAAAGAAGCCGTTGGCGTCGGCATTGAACGGATTCGACAGACCCGAACTGCCGTCTCGGTTTTGCTTCAAGGCGACCAATGGCTGGCCGGGGACTTCGCTGCGCACCTCAATGTGTGCGCCCAGCGCAACGGTAAAAAACCCGCCGCTCTTGACCATCGTGGTGGCCTGGTATCGCGCGTAGATCGCCATTCAAGGAAATCCTTCAGTTGACCTGCGGCCCGCGGATGTCGCCAGGCCCGGCTGTCACGGTGATGTAGCTGACACCGTCGATCGCCTTGCCGGCAGCGCCCGGCGTCGAGGAAGTGTTTGGCACCTCGTCTGTCCCAGGCTGACCAATCCCGCCGCCCGCGCCGCCCCTGCCGGTGCCGCCGGTGAAGCCGCCGGCACCGCCGGTCGTGTTGGTGCCCGGACTGCCAGCCTGTGCCGGGCTATTGCCATAGCCGCCGAGCCCAGGATCCTGTCCCGCGCCACCGCCGCCGCCGAAGTAAGTGAAGAGGGCAGCACCGCCGCCGCCGCCACCTAAGATTTGCCCAGACGCAACATCGAGACTAATCGGCCACCGCGTATAGAGCGCCGTGCCACCCGCCTCGCCGTTTAGGGCGCCATAGCTATCGCCGCCCTTGCCACCCTTACCCTGGATGCGGCCACGGATGATTCCGACGATGCTCACGCCCGCCGCCCAGCCATTGTCGATCAAGAGCGCTGGCACTGACGCCAACTTCGATCCAACGGTCACGCCCTCATTGATGACAAAAGTAACCGTGTCGCCGCTCTCGGCTTCCGGGTATTGGGAGTCGTGGAGCGCGCGAAGATCGATGTTGAAGCTGTCGGAATCGATGATTACGAGGTGTGGAATATCTTCACCCGGCAATGGATCGAAGCGCATCTCCTCAGCCTGGGCCAGAAGACGGTCCTGCATCGGGGACAGTCGGATCACCTGCGCCGGCACATTGACCCGCCCGCCTGAAGCGTCCTGGAACAGGTGCGAGCCGATGTTGCAGCCGCGGCCCAGCTCCGGATCACTCTCGGTATAGCGCATGACCGCGACGTCAAAGAGCCGCGGCGCTGTGCGGTACCGCGCCAAGAGCTTGTTGTTCAGCTTCTGCGCCACCGCTCGGGCGTTCTGTGGAATCCAGCGCGAATTGATCACCTTGATGGCGGAGGACCCGTTGAGGGTCTCCGCCTCGAGATCGACCGTCACCTGCTGGGAGCGAAAATTGTCGTCGTCATCGATCGCCTTCAGTGGATTGATCTGGGCGTACCGCGTCCATACCTGCGAGAGGCGCTTGTCGGTCTGCTCGTTGATCCCGAGTGGAGCATCTTTCACCCGGTTATGTTCATCGAACAGTTTCGCGTCAGTTGGGATGGCACGCAGAACCGTGAGCCGGATTTTCTCCGCGACATCATCGGGCCACACACATAGCGCCGCCTGCTCGATCAGCTCATCACAGAGCGTCTTGACCGGCGTCGGCTCGGCAATATCAGCGGTATAGACCGTGCCGAGAAAGCCCTCGGTTTCCGTGTGCCAGTCGTCGATGGGGATGTAGTCCGCAGGGACTTCTGCATAGTCAACCATCAGGGTCTGCAGGATATCCGCAACATCCTCGCCGAAGAAGGAAAGCACTGTCTGCACGCGGTCCTGTGCCTTGTGCGCAACGGCCGCCGTGTTCTTCTGTGCGCGCCCCGCCAGCCCTCCGGCGATGGTGATGACGTCGTTGGAACGCGTGAAGGCCACGATCTCCTTGCCGCCGATCGCCAGCAGGCCCGAGGTCGCATACTCCGCATTGCCAATGCCGGATGGCGAGAGCGTGAACGACGTTGCGGTGGCACTGACATCGGCGAGCAGAAAGCCGTTGCTCATCTCCGGCGCCATGGCGCGGTCGCCGTCGAGGAACTTGAAGGCGTCCTTTGCCTCGATCGTGAACGTGCCGGCAAGCGTCGGCCCTTCAAAACTCTCGACGAAGAAGGTTCGGCGCTCCTCCTCGATGAACACGCCGTCCTCGACATGCCCCAGGATCAGCCGGCATTTCCGGCTGGGCAAATACGGCTGCCGGGCCCGGAGCTTGCCCCAATAGGTGCCCTGATCGACCGGATCGTAATCCCGCTCCGAACGGTATTTGTCGTACCGCCCGCCCGTGTCCGGGTGCGGATGATCGCGCAGCGTCACCGACAAGGTCGAGCGCTCGCCAAGGCTCTCACCCGGCTTGATGGTGCCCGGCGAGATCGATGCCGAGACCAGGGACGGGATGCAGTCGAGGCCCTTCGGACGATAGGCTACACTCTTGGTAAAGCGTAGCGTGACCGTCTCGTCCGCATAGGACAGCTTCACCGGACATGTCGCGATCGAGTTGTAGCACTTGGTGAGCGATGACATACCGAGCACCGCCGGGCACGTCCCCGCCCCGTTCGTCTCGCCATAGCGCTTGGCGCAAAACGAGACATCCAGCTCGAAGATGACGAGACTGAGCTTGCCCTCAGACAATGCCGTTCACCTGCAGCTGCACGCTCATCATGCCGTTGTTGCGCTGGTTGACGGGTTTCGGATTGTTGGTAAGCCAGCAGAAGCCGACCTCCTGCGGATATTGCAAAGGACGCCAGGCGAAGAAGAACGGCACCCTCTTGGCCGCGACCAGGAACGGATCAAAGTTTGCGCGGTACCAGTCCGGCGTCAGGTTCTTGAAATCGATCGTCGTTCCGACACTTTCGCCCAGCACTACCCGCCCGAGGAAATCCGAGGCCTCGCTCATGCCGCTGACGACATCCGTCGACCGCGCCATCTTCAGCGGGGCATGGCCGACATAGAGGCGGCGCTGCGCAATCAGCGCCGGGCCAAAACTCACGAACGCCGCGTGCCCCGGTTCATTTCCTTCCGCAAGATGAATCCGGAACTGCGAGACGGATTGCTCCTCGAAGCGATACATCAGCGGTGAATCGTCCGCCGGCATGTGCTCGGGGATCAGCTCCTCCCAATCCCCGTCGACGAACACCTCGACCAGAATGGCGATCTCCGCCGAGCCGAAATTATGCCCGGCGATTCCGAGGAAGTTGGCAGGATCGATTTCCGCGATCGTGAAGGTCAGATACTGGTCTGTCGTGTCGGCCGCGCGCCACTCGGCATCCGGGAAGGTCAGCGGATTGGCAAGATTGCTGGCGGGGTAATCCGGATCCTCCGTGTCGGCCGATATGCCCGTGGCCGTTACGAAGTTCCGATACCCGAACATCGGGTTATTCAGCGACAGCGACGGCGCGGCCGGCGAAAGGACCAGCGCAGAGGAGATGACGATCATCAGGCCAGGACCACCTTGCCGCCGTCGTTCTGGAAATCGATCAGCTTGCCGGCGAGCTCGCGGACCTGCTCGCGGCCAAAGAAATTGCCGTTGATCGACAGGAACAGGGATTGCTGGGGCGCGGCCGGCTGTGACGCCGCGGATGCCGCGTCGCCGCCACCACCGCCGCCGGCCGCGGCGACACTGCCGCCACCGCCGGCGCTGTTGACATTGACGGCCATCAACTTGGCGATATGCGCCGCAACGCCTGCAGCGGCGATGCCGGCGAACACCGCGCCGACCGCCGGTCCACCGATTTTCGAGCCCGCCGCATAGGCCGAAACCACGGCCTCATAGCCCTTGACCAGCGCCGTTGCCGCCGAGATCGCCTTGAAGATACTGAACTGCTTGTCGCCCTCATCACCCACCAGGCTGGTGATGTCGCTCATCGACGTGTCGACGATGCCGGCGAGCGCCGAATACTGCGCAGCCTGGATCTGGATGGAGGCCTGCTTGGCCTTTTCCTCGATCTTGCGGCGAATGTCGGCAGCCTGCTCAACCGTGAGGGTCTTGTTGTCTTCAAACTTCTGCAGGTCCTCGAGCTGCTTGGCGTATTTCCTTGCCAGCAACTCGTCCTCGGTGGCGACACTGTCCTCGAACCGGGAAGCGACCAGGTCCTGCAGGTCCTTGCGGTACTTGTCCTCGATCTGCAGGCGGATCGCGGCCGCTTCCTGCGCCGAGATGATCTTTTTGTCCTCAAACTCCTTGAGGTCCTTCAGTTCGTCGTCGCGCGCAATCCGCTTCTGTTCGTCTTCCGACGCAATCGATTTTCTGAGACGGTCAAGCCTGTTCTGCAGCGCCCTACGCTCGTTCTCATCGAGACCGTCGCCGGTATCGCCGCCGGGCTTGGTTTTCTCGCGCTCCTCGATGACTTTTTTGGCAGCTTCCTTTGCTTCGGCATTTATTTTCTCGAACCATGCCTTCCAGTCATCATCCGACGGCGGCTTTTCCAGCGTGTGCTTGAGGTTGCCGAAATTGTGCTCGATCTGACGCAAACCCAAATCGCCGCTCAGTTTGGGAAACTCATCCCGCATCACCCGGACGATGGCGTTCCAGTTGCTGAAAAAGTCCGCCGACATCTGATCCAGATCGAGGCGCGTGGTGTAGATTTCCTTCTGCACTCGGCCGAACATGATGACGGCCGTGAGCACCCCCTGCTGTATCGCCTCCGCGAAGCCGTGAGATTCCCGCCCGGCATCGGCAAACTTGTCCCCCACATCCTTGATCAAGGGCGCCAGCGTGATCGAGAGCTGGTTACCGATACCCGTTAGCGCCAGGCGCGCCGTCGTCCATGCGTCGTTGGCGGATTCCACGGTCGCGGCATCGATATCGGAAATCGCGACCCCGAAGGCCTCGACGTCCTTGGTGGCGTCGCGGATGCCGTCACCGCCGCCCTCGAACAGGTTGATGATCTCCTGCCCCTTGACGCCGAGTTGCTTGAGGGAATCCGCCTGCTGGGCAGTCGAATAACCGAGGTCCTTGTAGCGATCAGCGAGCGTCGCCAACCGCTCGTTGACAGGCAGCGCGAGAAAATCCTTGGCCGACAGGCCGAGCCGCTGCAGAGCCTCGTAGGCCGGCCCTGAGCCGGTTCTGGCGGCCTCCGCCAGCTTCACGTTCATCCGGCCGACGGCCGTTGCAAGCGCATCCTGTGACACGCCGGCAAGGTCCGCGGCGTGCACCAGGGACTGCAGCTCAGCAACTGTCCCATTGAGCCGATGCGCCAGCTTCGACTGCGCGTCGATGGTGTCCATCGACTTCGCGAGGAGACCCACGGCAAGCGCCGCGCCGGCCGCGGCGGCTACCGAAGCATAGGTCGCAAGCTGCGTGACCTGGGCGTTCAAGCCCTTCGTCAGCTTGGCGACCGTCAGCTCAGCCTTGGCCGCGGCCTTGTCGAGCCCGGAGACGTCGCCGCCGATCACGATCGACAGCGCGCCCATCACTGCAGATTGGATCATTCCTCACCTTGCTCAGGCGGTTCGCCATAGGCCTCGCGGTAGATCTCCGCGACCTCAGCCTCGGTCATCGAGCCGTAGCGCTTGACCGGCGTTTTCGCTTCGACCAGCCACCAGAATTCGACCGGATGAAGCGCCCAGAAATCGCCCGGGGACATGCCCCAGGCGCCAACCGCTAGCTTGTACGCCGCTTCGACGAGCTGCGCGCGGCCTTGCGCGCCCGCCGATTGCCTTCCCCCGGTTTGGTCACCGCCAGCTTGACGTTACGGGGGATCATCATGCCCAGCAGGGAAGCGACGGCGCCGACGACGTTCTGCTGTGCCTGGTCGCCGAACATGCCGGCATAGACCGCATCTTCGGTCACATCGGCCACCCCGGCATATCGGAGGACCTCCGCATAGGCGGCGGAGAGCTTCGCGAGCCGAAGCGTGCCGCGGCCAGCGTCCCCCTGAAGTTCGGCCAGGGTGACGTGATCCTCGACACGCTTGATCGCACCCATGACGCGGTGCGCGGGAATGGTGAACTGCTTACCGTCCCAGCCCAGATGGATATCGTCGAAGGGCGAACTTCCTGCTCCGCTCATGGCACCGCCACGCCCGGGTTGTGGATCTTGACGTCGAGAACCGACGTGGAGATCGCCGTGCCTATGTAGACGACCTGCTCGCCGGTCGACAGGTCGGCTGTCGGGATGATGCCTCCGGCGGTATCGCTGAGGAAATAGCGCTCGCCGACGGTCAATGTCGCGCCGATCGTGATCGGCCCCTCGGTCAGCACCACGCAGGGCTGGTTGACGGCTCCTCCGTTGAGGAAGATGCCATCCACCTTCTTCAAGGCGGCCACCCCGTTGGAATCGGCCTTCACGAATTTTTTGGTGGTCGCGTCGCGAACAGCGAGCTGGCCGGCGGTTACAGTTTCGCCGATTGTGCCGGGGAAGGTCTTGGCGCCAGCGCCCTTCACCACGTTGGCGGCGGTAATAACGAGATCGACCATCTTCCACTCCTTCGGGAGTTGTCAGGGTTGAATGGGATTGCGAACGCCCGTCAGGTGCCGGGCGTGAACGTGATGGTGCCGGAGTTCTGCAGCGATCCCTCGAAGGTGGTGGCGTCGTTGTAGGCCCCGGTCTCATTGTACGAGGCGAGCCAGAAATCACCGGCGATCACGCGGCCGTTCGGATACGTGATCTCCACGGTCCCCATCCGCTGCTTGTTGAACCACGCCGCAGCCAGGACATCGCTCTTCAGCACCCCGGAGAGGCTGATGTCGACCGTGTCCTCAGCCGCTTCGCTGAGGAGCTGGCGCACGCCATCGGCGTCATCATCACTGACGTTGATCGCCTCGCCGGCGCACGCCACGCCCTTCTCGCGGACGCCCGCGATCGTGGTACCGTTCCATTTCAAGATGATCTTGCGGCCAAGCGTTCCATCGCCTGCGGGCATGGGCTTCGTCTCCTGTTTGAGGTTTAAGATTGACGCGATACGTCCGCGCGGGCGCGGCTATTCTGCTTCGTCCGGCTCGCAGTACCGGATGAGGAACACGAGATTGATCTCGCCGATGTGGCGGGTGCCGTCTGAATTCACCTCAACCGCCGTCGACTGCAGCATGATGTCGAAAACCTGCAGCGCATCTTCCGAATTCCGGAGCGCGCCCTCGACCTCGCTTGCGATCTGGTCGAGCAGGTCATCGGGGACGGAGGAGTGAGACACCCTCCCCTCGACAACCATCATCAGCGTGCGGCCGAGCGATGCTGGATTGCCCTCGATCGGCCGGCCGGACTGTTCGTTGAACGCATAGACCAGGAGGGTCGGCTCGTGGCCTTCCTTCAAAGGCCGGGTGCGGCCGTGATAGACCCGATCGCCCGTGGTCGGCAGGCCAGTCAGCCGCGCAACGACACGTTCCCGGAGCTCGGTGCGCGCATGGGTCATCAGGCAGCTTTCTTCATCCGGGAGACGACGAAGCGATTGAAGCCGTCACGGCCATGCTGCGCGAACTTCGCCGCAAACACCTCGCGGCCTGTCTCATAGAACGGGAAGCGCTTGCGGTAGCGCGGCGCCTGCACGAACATGATCACCGGCACGATTTCCTTCAGATCCTTGCGAAAGTAGATGCCCGGCGGCACCTTGCGCCCCGCCCGCCCCGACAACTCCGGCCGCAGAACGAAGTAACGTCCCGACTTGCGGCGCTTTGCCTTGGAACGGCGACTGTCCGTCGCATTGGCCTGGTAGCCGCCGAACTGCTCCGCCGCCTGCACCTGGCTCAGGATCCGTTCGATCGTGGAACCAGACAGGTTGCCAAACTGATCGAGCTTGGCGCCCGCGCCCGGGACCGCATACTCGTCCGGCTTCATATGGCCGGCGCGGATCAGCCGCTTCTCATGCGCCTTGTGCTGCCGGGGGCCGCCCTCAACCTGCGGGCCCAGATAGCGCCAGGCGGGGATCGAGCCGAACCCTTCCTTGAAGTAGACCACCGCAACGAGATCGGTCTTTGTGGCGGTCTTCAGATACAGCGAGTTCAGCGTAAAGCGGGTCGGCCGATCGAACACAGCCTTCATCGAAGCGTATTCCGCCGCCTTGATGTCCTGCCCCGTTTTGGTCAGCGCATAGGCCGTAACCATCGGGGCATCTTCGCGCGACAATCTGCGCAGCGATCGCATCACGTCACGGCTGTCTGCCCGGATATGGATCGGCATCTACGCGCCTTGCGGATTGGCCGGATTGGCTTCAATGATCACGCGCCCCTCGGTCGCCGCCGTCGGCGATCCATTGGCATGGGCGAACCAGAAGACGGGGCCGGCATCGGCGGGGCTCGTATCCCACGATGCGCTCCAGGTATGGTTGGTGCCGGAGACCAATTCGACCTCATTCACCCGCCTTTCACCATTGACGGCATAGGCAATGCGCAGCTTCGCGGTGGCCGGATCGATCGGCTGCTCCTCCTTGTCCGTGAAGACGACATCGACAAACATCGTGCTGCCGCGAACGATCTTTTTGTCCGTCACCCGACAACCCCTGTGATTTCGGCGTCCCCGCCGGTCGACTTGACAGTGACGTCCCCGCCCGACATCGAGATCTCAGCCTCGCCACCGGTAGATCTGACCCACGCCGTCGCCGAAGCGATATGCCGCTGCGACCGCAGCACCAGGGAAGCGGAGGCACCGGTCAACTGATACGCACCCGCGCCGGCCTGCACCCGATACGTCCGCATGAAGCCCGCAGGGCTCCCGACCAGGGCATAGCTGCCGCCACCCGCCGCGAGCAGAACGCCGCGCCGCAGGCCTGCGGGCGCGCCGGAGAGGTTGTACGCCCCCGCCCCCGCCGCAACCTTGCGCGTCTGCAGCAAGCCCGCAGCGCTGCCGGACAGCGCATAGGCACCGGCACCCGCCGGCAGTCTCTTCGCCGACAACAGGCCCAGCGTCGCATCCGCGCCGGTCAGTTGATAAGAGCCGGCACCCGCCGCGAGCCGACGGCCGCGCAACAGCAATGCAGCCGTGCCGGAGAGCGAATACGAACCGGAGACCGCAGAAACCACCCAGCCTTTGCGCAGCGTGGCAGCAGCGCCCGTGAGCGCGTAGGTGCCGGCGACAGCGGCAACCTTCCTGCCCCTCAGTAGCGAGGCCGACTGCCCGGAAAGCGCATAGGCCCCGCCCCCGGCCGCCACCTTCCGCGCCTGCAGCAGCGATGCGGCACTACCGGTGAGGCTATAGGCGCCTGCCCCGGCCTGCAGCGTCTTGTTGACCGAGATCGTCAGCGTGGCGTTCGCACCGGTCAGTGCGTAGCTGCCCGCACCTGCAGCAACCTTCCAGCGATGCAGCACGCCCGCCGGCGCGCCGGTCAGGCTGTACGCGCCCGCCGATGCGGTTAACCGCCAGCCATGCTTGAGGCTCGCAGATGCGCCAGTGAGCGCGTAAGAGCCTGCCGCTGCCTGCACGACGCGGCCGCGCCTGAGAGTTGCAGCCGCGCCCGAAAGGGAATAGCTGCCTGCGCCGGCGCCAACCTTCCAGGCATGCACCACCGCCGCGGCCGTCCCGGTGAGGCCATACGAGCCCACCCCGGCGGCGACCTTCAATCCCCTCTTCAGGGTCGCGGCCTGCCCTGTCAGGGCATATGTGCCGCTGCCGGCCGCCAGCGAATAGGTATTGAGTGCGGCGGAATACCACCACCAGGCCGATCCGCTCATCTCAGGCCTTCAGCACCTTCCACGGGAAGGTGCGCCCGCTGCCACCCGTTTGCGTCACGACCAGCTTGTACTCGATGTCAGAACCGAGCGGATCGATCACGATCTTCTTCGCGCGCGAATGCCAAGAACAAGTCCCAACACCCACCCTTGTCGATGCGCCGCCGCTGAGCGTTTTGGTGTAGATTTCCGCCGTCAAAAACTCGCCTGCAGCAAGGCTTGCGCAATCAATCTCCGCAGCGTAGACGCCGGGATTTGTGCGCGTCGACAATGTCGAAGGCGTGCCGGGCGTCAGCGCCCCCGTGGTGCCGGAATCGTCGAGCGTCATGGTTCAATAAATCCCGTAGAGCGTGAGACCGACGGAGCGCGACGGCGACGAATTCGTTTCACTCTGCGACCGGGCAGCGATGCGACTTCCTGCCGGAATCGGCGCTGCGAAGATCGGGGACACCGGCGGAAGCACGGCTATGCCGGAGTTATTTCGCCTGATCTGGTAATTTGGCTCGATGACGACTTCCGACCCGGCCCCACCGATTGCGATGTCGAGCAACTGCGCATTGCTGCTCAGCGAACTATTGGCGTTGAGGTTGTCGACCACGAAGAAAAAGCCGACATAGTCTCTCGCCGCCGAAGCCGTCAGCTGGACATACGCACCCTTGGTGTTGGCCGTTCCTCCTGCATCGATCGTCGTGCCCTGCGTCGATGCCGACACGAACCCGATAGCCTCGACACCGGCCGCACCCTCCATCTGACTGAACGAGCCAGCAAAGAGTTGCGCGGTCACAGCAATCGCCGAATCGCTCGCCGTTGCCGACTGGCAGCGCGCCGCTATTCTGGTCCCCGCCGGAATTTGCACGGGAACAACGAACACATGAGGGATCGTCAGCGAGAAGGCGTTCTGCACCACAAGGTTCGGTGCAATGACGACTTCGGACCCCGCTCCGCCAATGGCGATATCAATACTATAGGCACCAAGCCCGCTTGTCGGCGCTACCTCCACGATCATCAGGCACGCATCGATTCCGGTCGATGCCGCCAGCTGGGCATATGAGCCCTTTGTGTTGGCCGTTGCGCTCGGAGAAACGGACGTTCCCAGCGACGTGGCACCATTCGCGCCGACGCTCGTTCCGTTGCAGATCTCTTGACCGAGTGGAGATGCGCCCGGCATCAGTCCGTCGCCAAGATTGCCGTAACGCGGTCCTGCGCGAGCAGGCCGAGGCTTTCCATATAGGCCACGCCGTTCTTGACCGTGTTGGAATTTAGGTCGATGACCTTGCGACCTGCCCCATCATCTGCGTTGTTGAGCGCATAGAGCAGCCAGCGGATGCGCTTGTCCTGGCTGGATGTGATCGCGTCGTATTCTTCGGGCGTAAAGCGCAGGATCCAGACACCGACCGAAATCATGAACGGCTTGTAAGGTGGCGCGACCTCGATCACTTCCCTGGTCGATGCGTCCCATGCGTGGGTTTCATCGAGTGACGCCAATCCGGCAATGCTCGCAAGCCCCTTGGCAGCCAATTCTTCCGCGCCAGCGACCGGCGCGTCATCGTCCAGTGACCACGACTCCAGCCGTCCCGTCGCAGCCTCATAGACATAGAGCGCCATCAGGCAGCATCCCAGAACGGACGCTCGTCATGCATCCCGACACAGAAGAACCGATGCTTGCGCCCGCAGGTGCAATGGAACACGTAGATATCCGGCGCCCCCTCATCGGGATGGCTCTTGCGCGCCTCGACCTCGTGGTTTTCCGGGTGGCGGCAGCAGGAGGCGATCTTCTGGTTCTGCTCGAGCGCCTCAATGTGGTTCTTCTTGAGGAAGCCCTCCGGAAGGTCCGCGACCTTCACGCGCGGGCAGGCTCCGACCTGCGTTTCCGGCAGGACCACACCCTTTTCGAATTTGCCATGCCGCCCCGCCCAGCCGAGCTTGGCGGCTTTCTGCGCCGGCGTGAGGTGTTCGCCGAGATCGACGGTTCCGAGCGAATGCGGCTTCACTGCGAAGCCTCGCTCTTGCCGATGATGATCGCGCGGTCGCCTGCCGCCCGGCCAACCGGCAGCGCCTTCGCGCAAACCTCATAGAGCGCGCGAACATAATTGGCGTTTTCGCCGGGGTCGCCCTGGATCTCGACGGCGATGTCTCCGCCATCTTCAGCCACAGGCATCTCGGCGAAGCTCGGCCATACCGCGTGAACTCCCTGCACGCGCTTGACCATGGAGTCACGGACTTCCTTTTTCATCGAACTCTCCCTTCGGAAAAAGTAGATCAGGCCAACGCCGCGAGCGAGGCGCCGAAGTCGAGGGTGAAGGTCTCACCCGTCGCAACGGTGAAGGTCGCCCCGTAATCGTAAGAAGCCATCAGCGGATCAGCGGGCGACGTCGGGGTGTCGTCATACATCGACACATAACGGCCCGTCGTCGAGCTGCCGAGGTTGCCACCAGATGCGGTCCAGGTGACGTCGACCGCGGTCGCGGTTACCGTGTCGCCGGAGCGCGTCGAGTTGAAGGTGATATCCGAGCCGCCCGTCGTGTAGCCATTGCTATTGCCGATCTGGGTCAGGTCGGTCAGCGTCGCATCGGTCGCGGCAACCGGCGCATCCGTATGGATGACAGCCTTGTAGACGTCCTGGTTGCCGAAGAAATCGATGATTTTGTTGGCCAGGTTCTCGATGAACTGGTTGTACTTGGTATAGGTCGCCATCTCGATGGTCCTTTTCGATCAGGGATTTCGTCAATCGTCGCAGTCGCGCGCCACCAGGGCGCAGCGGATCAGGCCCTTGCCGTCCGGCAGGATCGGCGTTGAAATCTTCATTTCCTTGCCATCGGCAACGCGCCTTGCGACGTCGCCTTCTTCCGGACTGGCAATATCCGTAGCGCGTACCGATAGCGTCGACTGGATGGAATCGACCGGGGCGCCCTCGCCGATCACGACGTCGGTCGACCGCTCGGTCCAGATCGCCTCGATGGTGAGCGGCAGACCGGTCGCGATCGGCGTATAGACGACGGGCTCGCCGAGCGTATCGACGAAGATATCCGGGAGCCCGTCGAATGCAGACACAGCGCTGGCCTCAGACCGTGAAGGCCTTGGTCAGCAGCACCTTGCCGAGCGTGAGCCCGGCGCCGCCGCCGACCGCTTCCGCAGCAACGCCGATCAACAGGTTGGTGGAGGCCGTGGTGGTCGCCGCCTTGTTGGTGTCGTCCCAGTAGATCTTGGCGCCGACGGACCACGCCTGAGAGTCGGTTTTCGTCAACTCCCAGATGCCTTCGAGGACAACGACGAGGTCGGTACCGCTGAGCGCATCATGTTCGGCGACGCCGAAAACGGAACCGACTTTCGCACCTTGACCGCTGAGCCGATCGTAGGGCGCAGCGACGACCAAGCGTTCGCCGTGCGCGATGAAGTTCTTCGCCATGGAAGGACCTTTCTTGATGAGGGGGTTAAAAAGAGGAACGGCGGTCCAGCGGGACCGCCGCAGTCATCGCGCCGCTACTACGCGCCCGGATTCTTGGAGAGGCCGCGCCAGTCGATGGCCTTGGCCGCGAAGTCGAGCCGACCCTTGATCTTGATGCCGTCGACATCGAAACCGATCTGCTGTTCGATGTACACGCCCTCCTCGCCTTCGAGATAGGCGTACTCGATAGTGTCGATGAGGGCCGGGTCTGCCGACAGATACCAGGCATTGCCGGTCAGCCGCGCCTCGACGATCAGATCGAGGGAGCCCTGGAACACGTTCACGTTCGAGGTCTGTGCCGCTAGCACGGCGGTCAGCATCTTCTGCGCCTCGACCTCCTTGTCCGGCGAGACGATCAGGAACGCCGGCACCAGGTTGAGCGGTTCGGCCTCCGCCGCCTTCGCGGCGAGGCTCTTCTGCTTGCGCATCGCCGCCTTCGCCGCCGTCAGTCCGGCCTCGTTGACAGCAGTAGCCGAGCCCAGATTCCCGTGGTTGGCGTGGAACAGCGCGACGCCGTCGCCCATGTTCGGGTTGTTGATGAGGATCGACCAGAACGTATTCGCCTCGAGTTCGGCCGCCGCACGACCCAGCATGGTCGGCAAACGGTCGAATGCGGACAGATCGTCGTTGATCAGCGCTTGCCGGGTGATCGCGATGATGCGGCCATAGGTGGCGAGCGCGTAGGTCTCGACGCCGTCGGTCAGGCCGCCGTACTGATACTCTTCACCCTGGCGTACCTGCTTGAACGACGGTGCGGAAGAGAGCTGCACCACCGACTTCGCCTTGAAGTCCGGGCTGTTGGACTGCCGGGAGAACCGCTTCCAGTTCTGAGGCGCGTTCTCATAGGCCGCGCGCAGGCGCTTGGTGGCTACGTTTGCCAGGAGGTTGGCAAAGTCGGAGGTCGAGTGCATGCCGGCGCGGGTATCGAGCCCGAGCAGCACGGTCGCCATTTCCATCCTGGAGAGACCGCGCAGGCGCACGCCCTGCGTCTCCTCGATGAACATGCGGCCGGCTTCCATCAGCGACATGCCGCGCCAGTTGCGCGCCAGCTCACGCTCGGGGGCGTTCGCCGGCAGGGCCTGCGGATTGGCGCGGAGCAGGATGGCAGCTTCCACGGCGGAGCGCATCGTATCGCCCTCGTCGCGGATGATCTGCGACTGCGGACGCTGCCGGCCCGGCGCACGCTGGGCGACCAGGTTCTGCAGGTGGTCGGTCGCCGCTTCCACCGTGCGGATGTTGGCGTCGCCCATCACCGCAATGGCATCCGCCGCGGTAAGGCCGAAGGCCGTGGCGCGGGCGTTGATGCGGGTGATGTCGTCGACAGGCCAGGCATGCGGCTGGTTCGCCGGAGGCTGGGCGGCCCGGGCCTCTTCGGCCACAATCTGCGTCTGCACCTCGCCAACCTGGCGGACCAGATCGGCATGCTCGCCCTCGATGCGGGTGACGTCAGCAGCCGGCATGCCGTCCTTGATCTCGGCGATCTTGGCGGCGGCGCGCTGCACCAGCTCGGCGTGCTGGTTGCGCAGCGCGAGCAGAGCAGCGTTGGCAGTGAAGATAGACATCGGGTCCGATGCCGCTGCCTGCGCATGCGCAAGCAGATCACCGGGGGTGACGTAGGCGATGGCAGCAACGAGACCGAAAACAAGGCCCAGCGCCGCCCATTTGCTCAAGTTCATCTGAACTCTCCGTTTGGTTGGCCGGGGCAATACGCCTTCGTCCTGCGGCCCCGGTGAAGCGCAGGCGGCTTACTCTTGAGGCTGCGCAATCAGCGCAGGCTCGGCGAAACTCAGGTGATGGACAGCTGACGCATGCGCATGCGCGCGAGCGCCGCGGGATCCGGAGCGACAACCTCAGGCGCTGCACGAATAATCTTGCAGGGATAAGTCTGCGACGCCGCGGCCCGTCGTCCGGCGTCAGGATCAGCTCCGACTGGAACGAAGGAAATCTCGTTCGGCTCCCAATCGGTTGCGATCCGATAGAGCTTGTCGCCCTTCATCTCCTCCCGATATGCGTGCGTGACGTAGCCATTCGAGACGTTTGCAATGATGCCGTCGCGGATGTCGCGGACGATGCCGGCGACTTCGTCGCGCGCCGACAGCCGCACCTTGGCGTAGCTCTTGCCGCCCTCGATGCGCACGCTGCCCTTCTCGACAACGCCAATGACATCATCAAGCGACCAGCGCGAATGTGCGTTCAGGACGGGCGCGCGACCGGACTGAAGGCGATCCATACGGATTGCCCTCTCCGAGACTTCCAGCACCTCAATGTAGCGCTGGCCGGTCCACCAATCCATGCGCGGGACTTCAGCGCCGGCAGTCCACAGCACCTCGAAGGTGCGAGCCTCTTCATTGAGCGAGCCCGCGACGATCTGAGCTTCACGCTGCATCGCCGGAATCATCACTACGCCGTTCCGCTCGGCTTCCTGATCATGCTTGATCATCATCTTCCTCCGTCACAACGTCGTCCGGTTTGCCGTCTTTCTTCCCGTCACTGCCGGTGTTCTTCCCGTCATTTGCCGGCGCGCTGGCGGCCTGCTGGCCGGGCGGTGCGCTAAACTTGATGCCGGCCGCCTCCAGCTTGGGCTTCCACTGCTGGATCTCTGCCAGCAGATCGTCGGGGGCGAAGCCCCGAGCAGCGGCCATTTCGGGCCAGGAATCGAGACCGAGTGACAACTCAAGCATCGCGGCCTTCAGATCCCTCTCGGGATCGACCCACGGGCGCTTGGGCATCGCATACTTGCCGGCGAGGTCCGGTGAAATCTGGAAGCCACGGCCGGCGGCGGCTCGCATGACGCGGCGCCAGGAAGGGCGCGCAATCTGCGGCACACACATATGCCACTGCAGCTGATCGAGCCCGGTCCAGAAGTCGAGCTTGCCCTCGCGCAATGAGGAGTAGTTCGCGCCCTTGAGGTTGCCGGTCAGCGTGGCGAACGGCAGGCCGAGGCCCGCGGCGAATGCATATTGCTGACGTTCGGTATCGCCGTCATCGGGAGCGGCCGGCGGCGTCGCGGGCGTGATGTCTCCCTCTCCTTCCACATAGGCGATCAAGCCCGGCGCGATTTTCTCCAGCTTGCGGCCCTTGTGGTCGGTCGACTGATCGGCCGCTTGAGCAACCCCGGTCGGGCCGGTGCCGGAGCGGCGCACAAAGACGGTGAAACAGGCGGCAATCTTGCGACGGACGAGATCCGCTTCCTCCTTGTCGGCGAAGTCGCGGAATCGCAGCATGCTCGTGGCGAGCCACGGCACGCCAGTCACCTGGCCGGCGCGATCAACCCGGAAGATGTGGTCGCAGAATTCAGCGGAGACCCGCTCCGACTGAAGGCCCACGCCGCGAACGAGCGACATTTCGCCGGGATGTACCTTGAACAGCCAATAGGCGACACGCCTTCCATAGCTGTCGTACTCGACGCCATGAATCACGACGTTGCCGCTCTTGAGGATCTCCGTCTTCTGCGTGTCGAGGAAATCGTGCTCGAGCACCTCGCACTGCAGGGGCACCTTCAGCCCCATCTCGGACGGGCGCGGATACCAACGCAGGAACGCAGCCCCACCTTCGAAGACTTCGCCGATCAGGCGCGACTGGATGCCGTAGAAGTCGGTCAACCCTTCCGGGTCGCAATTGTCCGAAAAGGCATTCCATGCATCGGTCGCGGTCTGCTTGGCTCGCTTTTCGGCCACATCCGGGCGAGGCACGATGCCTGTGCCGATCAAGTGCGCCTGCCACTTGCGCTTACCGTTGACGGCCCATTCGTTGTTGCGCGTCAGGTCCCGCGATCGGCCGATGATCGTCTTCAGCGAAGGCGCAAGTTCAGCATTGGCCGACGAGCCCGGCGCGCGCCAGCCTTCGGTGCGACGATCGCGGCGCGCGGCATCATAGGCGCGCGCGGCAATCCTTGCCTGTTCCAGCGAGGCCTTGGCATGCAGCCGCTTCAGCCCCCACATCGGGAAGGCTGCTGCAACGGATCGCTCGAGGAAATTGAGGTCCATCAGTCGCGTCCGAATACGGCCAGGGTCGACGGCGTGTTGCGCGGGGACGAGCTGCCGGCGAGCTCAGCCTCGGCAAAGGCGAGCGCCTTCAGCATCTGGTCGACCGACTGATAGGTCACTTCCTCGTTGTCATAACGCACCTTGAGCACGCCACGGGAGATCGCCCTCTTCAGTTTGTCGATATCGCTCTGCGTCAGTACCGACATCAGATGCTAACCTCGTATCCATCGAGCCATTCGCGCGCGGCATCGCTCATTTCGGGCACGGCCTTGCGCTCCTCCGCCTTACGCTTTGCGATGGCCTCCTCGGCCTTCGCGATCTCGACGACGTTCGCGCTCTTGGGCGGCGTGAAGATATCGACCGTCGACAATTCCGGCGGAAGGCCGCGCGCTGTAGCCAACGCCGCCCACTGCTCCGGCGTTGATGACGATCCGCCGAGGTACTCGAACAATGCGTGATTTCCCACGCAGCAATCGAGGAAGTGGTTCGGCCCATGCGGCACCCACTTGCTGACTGTGGTGCCGCTGCGCGATTTGAACTTCTGCAGAGTTTCGGCTGTGATCTGCTTGAAGTAGACCTCGTCGACCCAATCGCCGTGGTGGAAATAGCCGGGCGGATAGGTCAATTGGTCCGGAGCCTTCGCAGTATTCAGGTCTGTGTAATGAGCTGCCTTCAGCGGCCAGGTGCCGATGCCCCAGACCTTCACGCCCTGCTTGATCTTCTTTCCATCCAGGTTGATGTCGACGAGCACCGGCTGGCCAATCGGCGGCCGGCCCCAGCCCTGCAAGCCCTTCGTCGCCAGGATAACCTCGCGGCCGGTCATGGGATTCAGCCGCTGCGACTGCCTGACCTTGGCGTACACGACATGAGTCCGGTAGCCGGAATCTATGCCCAGAGCATCGAGCTTGCGCTTTCCCCCGAAAGCGTCGGGAAACTCCCGGTCGACGGTTTCGCGGATCAGCGTCTGCCAGGCTTCACCGTTCATGTCGGCGGTGTCGCCGTCGATGTACTGCGCATCGACCAGCCACTTTTCGCGGTTCGGCGCGTGCGCGACGATAGAAAACCACATGCCGCGCATCTGCACGTCGGCATACCCGGTGAGGATCAGTCCCTGCGGCGCAACATGGCCGCGCTTCAACTCAGTTTCGCGGCGCGCGAGGAGCAGCGCGGTGTCGACCAGATTGACCTTGACCTCGTAAGGCAGGCCGAGCGTGAGGTTGTAGAACGTCTTCAGCTTGGTCGGATTGTCCCCCGCATCGCATGCGTCCTTGGCAACCGCATCCCAGGGCACGAACGGCGCGCACAAACCGCCGAAGAAATAGCTCTTGTATCGACCCGGACCGGGCTTCGTCGGCACCCATCGGCCGGTCAGATACACGTCGAATTTCTGCCAGCCCTCGATAACGACGCCACAGCACGACGGCACATAGTGCGCGTTGTAAGGCGGCTCGGGGTTGTACTGAAAGCTCTTGCCCCAATCGAAACGCAGATTCGTGTCACCGCAGTGCGGACACGTCATCGTCCAGTGGCGCTGATCGCCGCCTTCGAACTTGGTCTCGATCTTTGACGAGCCCTTGATCGTCGGCGTCGAGATATAGACCCGCTTCCAGGTGCCAGGGCGCAGGAACGAAATCTGCCGCGCCTTGATCATGTCGAGCGGATCGCCCTGCTCGTTTAGATCATCAGGGTACTCGTCGATCTCATCGCAGAACGCTTTCTTGATCGTCTTGGAGCGAAGATCCGCAGACGACGTGGCGAGCGCGAGAAACAGCGCGCCGCCCGGAAATTTCTTCTCATAGGTGGTCGACGCCGTGCCGGAACGCCCGACCTGCGGCCGAACCTTCCTGCTCAAAATCGGCGAGCCTTCGATCGCGCGGCCAAGCTTCTGCGAGTTGAAGTCGGTCAGCGCGGAATCGGTCGGCTGCACCACCATCATGTCGCAGGGATCGCGGTCGATCGAATGGCCGATCGACATCTGCAGCATTGTGGTGAAAGCGCTTTGCGCGCATTTCATCACCGCGACTTCGTTGTCGAGATCGTCCGGGCCGACGGCGTCGAGCGGCTCGATCAGATGAGGCGTCTGCGACAGCTTGATCAGCTGCCCCTTCAGATCGCCGTCGGGCAAAACAAAATTCGCTTCCGCCCAGGCTGAAGGCCGCATCGGCACTGGCGGCGTGACGATGCCGGCCAGCGTCAAGGCGATCAGCGCCAGAGCTGAACGTCGAACCGTCATTGTGTGTCGTTCTCCGAGGCTCGCGGCGCGTCGGCGCCGGCGGCCAATACCGTGAATGCTTCGGCGACCTTGGAACGCAGATCGAACTGGATCGCCTTCAGCGCGGAACGCGCGCCGGTCACCCCATCCTTGGCAACGGCCGCCGCGATCTCGTCCGCCCGCAGCGCGAGCTGCTCGACCAGCCGGACGATCGTCTCACCGCATACGATCGCAGCAGCTTCGATTTCGTCGACCGACCGCAGCCGGCCGAGCCGTTCTTCGAGATCAAGCCGCTTTAGCTCGGCCTCATAACCTGCCTTGTCGGCCTGGTGCTTCGTGAAAGTCGGGTCGCGCGGCGTGGCCGTGTCAGTCGCCGCGGCCTTGGTCTGAGCACCCTGCTGGCGCGAAAGGTCCGTGATCTCTCCGACCGCGCGATCGTAAGCGGCGACGTTGATCAGCTTCGCGTTGCCCTTGCCGGGCCTGACTTCCAGCTTTCCAGCGTCGACCAGCCGGGCGATCTTTTCCGAAACCGTCTGTTTCGTAACGCCTTTGAGCTTTGCCAACTCCGAACCGCTGACCCAGAGGCCGTCAGGCGTTGTGTCAGGTGTCTGGTTCATGGTTGTCAGGGGTGTCAGGTCAGCTTTTTTCCATTTCGGCTAGCGAAAGGTCGGGGTTCGAATTACTCGCAGCGTGGAGAGGTCGGGGAAGGACCCAACACCCCCCCCCTCCTCCCTTGCATCGCCGCGAGCGTTCCGAAACTTTGTTTCGAAGTGGATCACATCACCTAAAGGGGGAAGGCCTATGCCCAAGGGCATGCAGGCCTTCCCAGTCTAGGGAGGAAACGCCCCAAGGAGGGCAACGATAGCGCGAGGGCGCTACCGCACAACCTATGTTGAAACAGAAAGGCCCAGCACCGCGCGGCGGGCTGGGCCTGTGGTCTCCATGGTTACATGGCGACCTCCTCTGTTCAGATATCCGCTCTATAGGTGAACGGTGTGTGCACGCCCATGCAGGGCCTGTACCCTAAATGCAAAAGCCCCGGACTATGCCGGGGCCACTCAAGATTCTAATGGGACAATCTCCGCTGTGGAGATTGCCCCTGCGCCGGAAGCTGCTGCTTCCCATCTCAGCGTTGTCACGCCTTTGGCGCTATACCGCTTCGATCTGGTCCTCGTCGACTTCGACCGGGACCTCGCGCTCCAATATGCTGATCAAAACCCTGAGTCTATGGTGGCTGTCAAGCCGCTCGACCTTACCTTCCCACATGTCGAATTGACCGCCGACGAAGCGCACGGACTGACCGATGCTGAATCGCCGGCTGCCTGCGGCCGACTGCAGCCTCGCTTCGAACCTGCGTATCCGCTCCATCCAGTCGAGACTGATGGTCAACACGCGATCGCCAGACCGCACAAAGCCACCGATGCCAGCTGTCAGGCGCTTGAGACGAGCGAGGTCGGCGTCGAAGTCGGGCACGAACATGGCGCCCGAGAAGATCGGAATGTCGCGCAGCACCTTGCGACCCCAGACGCTTTTCATCAGGCGCTTTTCCTTGGGGACGTACACGGAGACGTTGTGCTCATGCAGTTGCCGCTCGGCCTTCAGGTCATAGTTCGGATGCAGTCGCAGCAAATACCAGAGTTTCGGCATCGGAGCCGAGACGGCCGGCTGCTCGACATAACCGACAAAGTCCCCGATTTTCATCAGCATCGTTCCCTCACCTTTGGCCTTCGTTTGCGAGTACAGCGAGATCGTCTTCGGTTGGGCCTTCTGTCGGAGACCATGAACCGTCTTTCTTGGGTGGCCAGGAGTCCGGCGCGATCGAGCCTTCCGACAGGCGCATGAACGGCACGTCACCGAAGCGGTCACCGATGAAGTTGTTCCATGCGCCGGCCTGTTGATGCGTGAGCCGACGCCATTCGGCGCGAGGCTTCACGTCGGCGAGCGCGCGCAGCTGCGGCGTCACCTCGGCGCGCCAGTAGATCACGCCGTTGCGGTAGACTGCCCTGCGGAAGAAATCGCCCTTGCCGGCGAGATCGAACAGCAGCGTGATGGCCTTGCCTTCGGGACTATCGCCAGCGAATTGCGACGCCGATGGAGTCGCCGCCTTTTGCTCGAGCAGCGTCCAGCGCTTCTGTTCGATGTAGGTGAAGCCGGCGGGCGGGTGCTTCCTGCCAAGCCGCTTCTGGTTGTCCAGGAACGGCGCGATGCCGGCGAGCGCGTCCTCGCCTTCCTCGTTCGTAAGCCCGTACCACGCACGATCAACCCGGGCCTGATCATCGCTGGCGTTCGTCGGCCATCGCCGCTTGAACTCGGCCAGATTGAGGGCGTGCTTCTCACGCGCACGCGCGCCCTCTCTCTCAGGTTTTTGGGTAGAATCCGTCCTTGGTAAATCCTTGTTTAGTATACTTATATTGGCCACCACCGCCTCACCCGGCGACGGGTCAGCCAGCGACGGGTAAGGCGTAGGTGGTTCGCCGGTATCAGGCAGGCTCGGGGGCGAAACGATGACGTCGGATTCATCAGACGCAGCCTCGCTGGACACCAGCGACAAAGCCCGCCTGACCTCTTCGTCGGTCAGCGTCGGCCCGGGCTCATCCCGGATTTCATAGATCATGTAGAACGTGCCGTCGGGGTTGCGCTCACGGCGCGCGATGCACCAGCCGGTGCGCACCAGGCTGGCGATCACCCGTTTGATGGCGTCACGCCCCATTCTCCAGCGGCGTGCGAGCGCGGGCCGGCGAACCTCCCAATCATGCGGGCGCGAGCGCAGGTATGCCAAAATGCCGACCTCATCGGCGGCCAGCCGCTCATCCTCGAACAGCACATTGCCGATGGTCGTGAAATTGGCCGTGTATCGTCGCTTGATTATCGACATGGCGCCTGTGGAAAATCCTTACAGCGGGGAGAAAGACAGACATCCCGCCCCTCGCGAGGCGACGAAATCGCCATGACGTGACAGGCTGGGATTGTGGGAAAGTGTGTCACTTGCAAGCCTCGCGTTGATCGAGGGCGGAGCGGCCAGGTGGAGGATCGCCGAGGAATCCGGCTGTGATGCCCTGCCGTGCGATCCGGCCGATGATGTCGGCGTCGATTTCCGAGAAGTAGCGCGGGCGCTTGACGGGCTCGGCGAGCGCCCTGCGGGCCGAGAGCGGCAGCGGCCGCGCCCAGTCCGGGCAAACCGGCGCAGGTTCTCCGACCGGAGCATCATCCGGAAATTCATCCTGATGGTGGCCGTAGGCCCAGCAGCACGCATTGCCGCTGGGACGCCTGAGAGCGAGTGCAATCGCGTCCCAGGTCATGCCTAGCCGCCTGCGCATGTGAAACAGGCGCACAAGGTCTGGGTGGGTCCATCTAGGTCCCCGGGGCATCGGCTTCCTCCCCCAGGACTTCCTTCAGCGTCCGCTCGGCGAATTCGAGCGCGTCATTCCAGCCGCGCGGGTGCGGGTTTTCCGACCACTTGCTTTGTGGTTGGCGTCCGACCTTGAGGCGGTCGCGGTATTGCTGGAGCTGCTCGGGTGTCACGTAAGCCCCACTTCCTTTTCCGCGCGCATCTGGACGAGATCGACGGCATTGAATCCGGGGCAACGCTCATCGAGATCAGCGCTGCATTTGTCGCTGTACGTGGCATAAGACGCGCCGCATTGCGGGCAGATGATCCCGGTCCCCATCCGCTGGCGGACGAGCTCCTGTACGCGCTCGCGCAGTTCGCGAATTCGGTTCGGGCGCTTACGATGCGGCGCGGCCATGATCGCTTCAGATCTTGCCGAAGACAGCCATGACGCCTGTCTTCTCCGTGGCGTCGGTGACGATCAGCTGAAACGCCGCCTGACGAACGTGCTCGGCGCGGTGCAGCTTGATGCCCAGCATCAGCTTGCCGTCTTCCAGCTTCCATCGCAGGAAGGCCGGAACCTCAACATCGGGATCACCGAAATAGACTGGGATCGAGAGCATGAATTTGGTGGGAAGCTCCAGATCGCCCTTGGTGCGCGCCTCGGTATTGTCGTTGAACTCGAAGCTTTCGTTGTCGCTGGCGGTGCGCACGGCCTGGATGAAGTTGACGCTGCGGCGCGCCTGCAGGTCGCGCACAGCTTCAAGTAGAGAGCCTGCATCGGGCGCTTTAATGTCGGGCGCGTTCTCCTCGATGAAGCGGGCGAATTCCAGCTGCGGCTTGAGCTGGCCATTGATGCCCGACCACGTCTTCCACTCCTCGGAGAACGGCAACGCGAGCGTGGCGCGGTGCTCGACAAGCTCCGCTTTGTCTTTGGCATGGTAATCGATCAGGCTGACGATGCGGCTCTCCGCGACGTCAGCGAACAGGATCGAGGCCTCGCGTTTGAAGCGATTAAGATAGGCTATCAGGGCGTCCGCATTCTGCAGCGTCACGGCCTGTTTGATGCTCTTGGGCAGGATGACGTCCTGCTTGTGCGCGGGCGTGACCTCGCTGGTGCTGTGGCCGCCAGGGACGATCAGGTATTCGCGACCGCTCGGCGTGGTGACGACCTGCGGCGCGCCTTGAGCCTTACGCGCGAGTTCGGCAACTGTTTCGGCTTCGTTCGACATCAACCTCTCCGTGAATCCAAATTGGTTAGAGTGATGGGGCGGGTTACTGTGAAGCGGCGCGAGCGCCGGCCTCGGTAAACATTTCGCGCTGCGTTGGGTCGGAGCGATGCAGCGCGCCTTCGTCGTCCGAGAAGAAAATCGCCTCGGCGAGCGCGGCCTCGGGCATCTTCGCCTTGACTTCGCAGGCGAGCGTCTTTTGTGAGCCGCCACCGTTTTCCGGCTTCACCTTGATGGTGATCGTCAGCGAACCGCCCTTACCGGTTTCGTCGACCGCCTGCACAAGCTCGGCAAGCTTCCGGCTTGCCAAGTCCGCGGCACGGCCATTGCGGTACTCACGCAAAATGTCAGTGATCAGTCGCATTCCAGTCTCCTCCTGTTGCTACTTCGGTTCGAACTTCCAGCCCTCACGGTCGAGCGACTGCAGCACGAGCCGCACAATGTCGCCGTCAGGGTCCATGATGTGTCCGGGCTTCCACTGCGCTGCTGTGAGCGCGATGGCGATGCATTCGGCAGGCCTGACCGTCGGCGCAGCCGTTGGCTTGCGCAGCAGCGTCGCGGGCGGATCGATGAAGAACCCGGGCTTTGCCTTCATCCGCGCACCCGAATAGTTGCGGCCCCGGCAGTTGCATGGAAGCTGCCGGCCTCCCCTGCCGGGGCCGTTTCCGTCGAGGGATGGTGACGACGGAATTCTGTCATCGGGGCGCGCCCCGAAACTTCACCCGATCGACAATCCCCTCGATCACCGCGAAGACCGTCAACACGAAGACAGCCACCACCATCCCGAGGGTGATGAAGAGCACCATCAGGAACATGGCGAGGAACTGGAAGAAGGGACGGGGTGAAGGGATGGTCACGTCATCAGCCTCCGAAACTCGCGTTTGAATTCGGCTCTGGCCTTTCGAGGCGTCCATAACTGAAGATGCACGCCGAGCGGTTCGGCGACGGTCGACCACTCGACTGGCGCGGTCGCCATGTTCTGCTGCCGTTCGTCCATCAGGATCGCGCGGTCCATCTC